CATCGTAGTTGGTGCCGATCTTCACGTCGGAGCTGATGTAATCTTCGGTCTGCGCGCCTTCGACTCGGCTCCACGTCAGGTAGGTCGTGCTCGTGCTCGGCTTGTATTCGATGACGACGGCGCCACCGCTTTGGATGAACTCCTCGGCTGGCGGCGTCCACTTTACTTTGATGCGCGGAACCGCGGTGCCGTCTGCTTGGATAAATTGAGTCGTGCCGTCGGCCGTGAGCGCAAGACTGGATGGCGCGTCGAGGGTGAACGGATCAGGCAAGGTCGTGTTCGGCGAGTCCGCGACATAGATTTGTTCGTCCACGTCCCAACTGTAAACCTCCACATCTGTCTCGCGGAGAGTCATGTCGATGTAGAGCTGCGGCGGATTGCCGTCGGTAGCAAAGTGCCACTCCATCACTTCGAAAACCTTCGACGACCAACCGAGCTTGGCGTTGGTGATCATGACCGTGTCGCCCGCGCGAACTTGCATCGCCTCTAGGCGGAATCGCGCGGTGAACGTGATCTCCTCGCGCGCGCGGCGCAGCTCTATGACGGCCAAGCGTTGAGCGCAGGATGACGAGGTCGTGAACGGCAGCACAACGTCGCGGTAATAGCGCGTGTTGTTGTCGTTCGTGACGTAGGTCGCCGACGAGATCGTCGGAAAGTCGGAGACCTGCCAGCCGTTGCCTTCGCTGACATAAACGCCTTTCACCGAGTTTACGCGGTCGCGCGCGCTCGTGCGCGTCTGGATGTTCAGCGGGCCGACGAAGTGCTTTTCGGTGAGCGTCACCGTTGGGATGCGATAGCCGCCGGCATAAGGAACAACCTTGCCGCCAGAGTATGCGATGAGTCCGCCCATCGCCGAGAGGAGCTTGCCGATGTTCTCGTCGGGCGACGCACTCGTGGCGATCACGCCGTTGCACTCATAGCGGTTTTCGTAGGTCGCCGGAACCGTGATCGGCTTTACCTCGACGTCCTCGTCGCAGATGTTCGCGGCTGCATTGATCGCGGTGACGTCAATCTCGGTCGCGTCCATGCCCATGCCGACAGCCGAGTCGGTGAGATAGTCACGCAAGCACAGCGCAGGATTTGCTGAGTAAGCCGTCGTGCTCGTGCGCGTATCGAGTACCTTCTTGCCTTTGATGACTGCCGAGATGTTTGGAATACCTGACGGGAATTTCTCGGTGTCCCAAGTCAGGCGGACGTAAAGGTAAGCAATGCCGTAAAGCGTGTGTGCGGTTGTCCACTTGCCGTCCGTCAAGGTACTGGTTTCATTAACAAGAAAAGAGTCAGCCGCTTGTGTTGTGCTTCCAAGATGCTTGTAGACGTTTGCAACTCCGCTATAAAAGCCCGTTGCTGCGTTTCCAGAAAGACCAACGAGGTCGTCGTTGAAATATACCTCCTCGATTTCTTGGATTTCGTGGCCAGCTAGAGCGATAACGATGTTTAAATACTCGTTTTTGCTTCCGGTCGTGGACATATAAACCACGGTTCCCGATGCGCGGCAGCGACCATAAACAATCGTGCGCGCAGCGATTGGCGAACGCACCATTTGCGAGCGTTGAGAAAGAGATGAATCCGAAAAACTCGGAGCCTTTGGCGCGAGGAGCTTCGACGCGGCCATTGAGGACGCGGTTATTGCGATGAACTTAATGACTGCCGCCAGAAATTTGACCGCCTTAATTGCGCCCGCGACGGTGGCGAAACTGAAATTTGATAAAATAGCGATTGCGATTGCTTGTGGCATTTTTAAATTCTCCAGAAGCGCGTTTCCACGCCGTCGTTTAATTCAGCAAACAAAAGTCCATCCTTGCCGACGAAAGCTGCCGTTGAACCAAGCATGATTCCCATCGTGTCGCCGTTGCCGCAATCGCGCACCGCAATGTCACCGCGCGCCGCGAATCCTTGGCTGATTGGCTTGAAGCCTAGAGGTTCCATGTGCGTCTCAATAGTTCCGATCAGCCCGCCGTGTTTTTCCAGCACGCGCACGCCAGAAAGCGCGCGGTCATAAGTGCCACGCAAGGTCGCCGCTGGGTCAAGTCCGGTGCAAAGCTGAATCCAGTCGGCACCAAACAGACAGCAATCGTTCACGCCCCAAGCGAAAGGCTCGTTGCGTTTGCGGTCAATGTAGGCGGCGAGAGCTTCGGGCCAGTTGGCGCAGCGGGTCGGCATGGTTAATCGTATTCAGTCGGGCCGTAGTTTCCGCCACCGTTGTCGTTTACCGGCGCGGACATCTTCGCGTTGCCCCAGTAAATTTCTTTTTCTTGGATTGAGTTCACGAACTCCAAGCCTTTGTCGCCTGAGTAAAGATTCTTTTGTTCCTCATCGGTGTAACGCACTTCGCGCGGACGCCGAAAATCCACGAGCTTGTTTTCTGCAGTCATTCCAATCGTCGCGTCCTGACCGTCATCGTTAATGCTCATCACGTCCATGCGGCCAGAGAAAACCGTGATCGGCGACGAGACGAGCGAGCCGCTGGAATCGAGCGCGCCGAACATCACCGAGCAAGCCTTGCCTTGGTAGTTCTCGGTAAGAGCTACGGCAATCAACGCGGTCGGCACGCCTGAGAGCTGCATCGAGATACCGCGTGCGGCAAGGTCGGTCGTCTCCTCGACTGGCGAGATCGTGCCGAGCGTGCCAATGCCGAGATAGCCGGTGCCAGCATAGGTGATCGTTCCGTAACCGCTCCAAAGATTAACCGGAGTTTCGAACGAGAGCGACGCGAGAATGATCGGAGAGAGTTGCGACGCGCTGACCTGCGTCGTCATGTCGTTGCTGAGAGAGCGGCCTGCGGTGGTGATGCTCATTGCGCGACGTCCTCCATTACGTTAAACGAAACGCCGTAGAACTTGGCCGTGTCGATGCTCCATTGCGTCGAAGGCTCGGCGAGGCGGAACACGCCCTTGGCGTTGTTGTAAGTGATCGCGGTGCCGCCCGCGTACGATGAGCGTAGGACTGGAAACACGTCCACCGATGACGACGAATTTACTTGGACGACCTTGTAAAGCGAAGTCGAGATTTGCAGCCAATCGCCCGCAGCGAATGAGCCGGTGGCGCCGCTGATTCCTAGCGTCGTGCCGTTGGCCGTAGCCGAGGAAACGGTGAGCGTGCCGGTCACGTTGCCGCGTGGCGTCGGGTTGGCGAAGTCTTGAAAATAGAACGTGCCGCGCTGGGCCATGAGCAGGAACGCGATGACTTGCTCGGCTGCGGTGCGCGTCATTGGCGGGCAATCCACGGTGCCAATCCAGCCTTGGCCTTGCCAGTTGTATTGCTGCACCTGCATCGTGAACGGCGAGACGTTGCGCGAGACTGCGCTGAGTCCGGTCAAGGACAGGCGCGAGGCTTCAAGCGCAGCAGGCGGCGTGAGTGGATAGGAGATTGCCATGATGTTTACGCGAAGGCTGAACGATACGCGCCACCACGGCGCACCATGTCTGGAATCTCGGCTTTGAGGCGGCGACGTTCTTGCTCCAAGATCGGCGCGAGTTCGCTGCGCGTAACGCCTGCGGCGATGTTGTAGTTCACATTGATCGAAGAACCAGCGGAGCCGCCACCTTGGTTCATGTTCGAGTTGGAAACTATGGAGCCGCTGGCGTGAGGCACGAATAGTTCTGGGCCGCGTTCGCCGACGACGTAAGGACTGTTGGCTGAGACTGGGCCGCCCATTGCGCGAGCACCAACCATAGTTTTAAGTGCACCAGAAATGCCAGCAGCAAGAGGCGCCGTAATAGTTTGTTGAAATACCATACGCAACAAATCACGAGCGATTCCTTTTACGACTTCTTGTAGTTTTTGTCCGCTGAGAATTGCGTCTTCAAAACCTTGAGCGATAATGTTGCCAGCGTCATTTATCATTTGAAGTTCGCCGAGTGCTTTTTTGAGACGTTCGGTTTCCTCGGTGGTCATTCCGAGTGAATCAACATATTTACGCTGTGCTTCTTCCGATGATGCATAAACATCGGCAGCTTCATTTACTAAACGATTAAATGTTTCTTGATCTATAATATTTGCTTTAAAATATCGACTTAGACGTTCAGTTTCAGAAATGTATTTTTCAAGAGGAGTCATTACTGAAGCCTTTAACGATTCTCCGTAAGCAATTTGCTCGGCAGTCAATTTATCCATTGAAGCAGAAACAACATTCATTGTTTCTCCTAATTTCTGAACAGCAACTTGCGAAGCATTAACGCGCTCTTGCTGATTCGTAAAAGCCTCAGCAGATTTTTGAGCCGCTACAACTTGAGCAGCCATGTTTTCTTGAAACGATCTATTGTCTGCAGCGACCAGAAGATTGGTCATGTCTGAATCTACACCAGCA